TTATTGCCCAAAGAATTTAGAAATAATATTTTTCTTTTTCTCTGGTAGATCATTAAAGACTTTCCTTTGTTTAATAAGTTCTTGCTCTTTCCGATCTATAAAATCATCTACCACTCTAGAGATATACTCTGTAAATTCTTCAACACTATGTCCCTTGATTTTACCATCTTGTACTAACTCCTCTAGAAGCAAGTCACTCCATAAAACCATATCTGGAGAAAGATTATAGTGCTCCAATTCTTTAAGAATGGCCTGCTCATAGTATCGTTGTTGCCCTTTGTCAATGTAATAGTACTTGTCTTTAAACTTTCCTTCTAATAGCTTGACGCAATATTCTTCTGGCAATTCTCTTCTCAAAAAGCCTTCAGTGGTTACTGTAGAAGATTCCATAGTGTAAAAGCTCTGTAGTTCATTTAAAAATTCAAAGACAACAGAACGATAAAGTTTGTTTTCAGCTTTTAATGTTTCTAGCATATCAGCAACCAAGGGTAGAATTTTACTCTGAGAGAACTCCTTCCAGTCTTTAAAATATACTAATGACTTTTCCCTGATGGCTTTTTCTCGCTGCTTAAATTCATTTTCTAACTGATTTTCTTTTTGACGTGTTGTCAAAAACATATCGCTTAAAATCGAAGTGTAGTCTTGTTTATACTCTTCAATTTCGTTTAGTATTTCTTCTTTAACTTCCTCTTGCTTACTGAAGAATTCTGTAGCTTCTTGTTCATTCATTTTATGAAAAAGATTCTTCATGAGTTCATGAAATGGATTAACATAAACTAGATTATAGTCCTGATACAAAAGAAAGAGATTGATTACGTCAGTGCTATTCATCGATTAACCTCCAATACCTGGCTCTTGATTTTTTGAGAAATCAAGCTCCCAGATTGCAGCTGACTTTTCATCATGAGCCTTACCATAAGCAAATTGTTTAGCTACATAGAGGTCCATATCTTCAAGTGCTAGTGTATCCTGATAGCGTTGTAAGTTAATACCTCCACCTACAACTGCATCATAGCGCCCTTGAATGAAAGAAGTCGCCTTCCCTTTTTCTTGAGAGATTGAAGGAATGATTTGTAAATTTAGAGGTACCGCCTTGTTATATGCTGCGCTGTCTGTGAAATTAATTAGTTTCTTCTCAATCTCCCAAATTTCTTCTGAATTCACGACAAGGACAATCTTATTGGTCGTATCGACAAAACTAACTCCATCAGCTTTTACAGAATGGAATTTAAAAATCTCTGATACCTGGTTTACTGTTTCCTTGGGATTTTCAAAAGTTAATTTTAAAGCTTGTTTTTCTTTTTTAGGATAAGTAATATTTGAACCTTGTGCTACTCCCGTCAATTGTCTTGTTAGTCCTAGAGGTTTATTATCACCATCGCCGTTTAAAAACGCTTCTTCCAATGCAACCGCAAAGGATTCTGTCAATTGTGTTCTGACAAAGTTTTCAATCCAAACTGGCCCGAGTTCTTTGAAATCTTTCGGGATCACGATGAAAGCCGTTAACTTATGCTGGATTTCTTGTTTACTTCCAAAACTAGCTTTTAATTGCCCTTTGATTTCTCCAAAAATCTTGCCCCAAACTGCTCCACCACTACGCTCTGATGTCAAAAAGTTTAGGCGGATTCCTAGATTTTTTAGTCCAATTTTTTCAAGTAAGGGGTGTTCTGATTTTATATCTTCAAAAATTCTGTCAATCGTCTCCTCTGGGAGAAGTTTTTCCACCCCTTTAGGGATATTCTTATCAAATTCATTAAAGAATACCATTTCATTGCCCTTTAAAGTATTAGGCTGTGATGTAAAGCCATCTCCTGAATATGATGCAGTTTTAGCTTCTTCGATCATATGTTCCTGCAGTCTGTCTAACATGTCACCGTAAAGTTTTGTTTGTTGATCTTGTGAAGCATTAGTTTTCACTGCATTCATAAATGCCTCTCTAGCTTGCATGTATTCGTTTCTTGTTTGTCCTTTAAGTCTCATTGTCATATTTTTTATTTCCTTTCATTCTTAAGCAAAAAAGGTAGAACAAAAAACGTAATTTACGTCTTATGTCCTACCTCTTGTTTTCAAGTCAGTATTTAAAATTTTTGTTGTGTTTTGGTTTCTACCATGGTCACAACACCATCTGCAATTATCAACCGAATGTCGCCATATTCTGGTAACTTTACACTCTTAATTATACCACGATTTAGGAAGTAAATCCAACCTTTATGTAATTCGTTCATATATCCTCCTTTCTCTAAAAAGGTAGTCATTTTGGGATATCTAGTGACTACCACCTCCACCTTACAGCCCCAAGGGTTTACAAAAAGCGTAGTCAGGTAGTCACCTTGCTCACAAAAAAATAATAATAAACACCTTAACTCTATTTACTCTATATACTTTATAAATAATCTAAAATAACTACTTTTTAATATAAAAGTCAATCATATCAAAGGTTTAGGGGGTAGTCAGTAAAACATTAAAAACTACCCTTGTTTTCAAATCCTTTTGTTTAAAGGCTCTAGCTCTCTTCTAAAAAGTAGTCATTTTTTGAGTTAGTGACTACCCTAACTACCTTTTAGATTTTGAGTAACCAGGCTTAACACTTTTTCCAAATTTTAAAGATCGTTTGTGTTCCCATCCCTCTTTATTTTGCATGTACTTTTTAACCTTTGCTTTATCCTTTGGTGGTGCTTTATCAGTTAGATATACTTCTTGGAAGAATAGGTTTATAGTCATCTTGTCACGTTCTACTAGTTCGCCATATTTATCTGTCTCAAGTTCAATAGTTCCACCTTTGCTATTTCTAAAATAGCCCTCGTTCATCATGTCATAGATATAGTAATATCTGGTTCTGTCTGTAACTGGGTGATGGTACATATTTTTTGGAAAAGGTAAGGCCAAATAACGTTCCAAATCCTCAAGGGTTTCATCAGCAAACTTGTAACGACTTCTAACATCATTTACTAACTTTTCCTGCTCGTCTGTCAGCGTCAAGGACTTGTTTGACTTCCAAGCCGCCACCATAGCACCCCAAAAGGCTCTACGGTCTTTCTCCGTCCATTTTCTACCCTTATAGGAGTTATCTTTATGGACTTCTGCAACCAGGAAGCGCCTTTCCCCTGTTAAGTCATTCAAATAATCATGGTCATTAGTTGCTCTCACGATGATAAAACTCTTAGGGAGTCGCCTATCACTGGAAGCGTAAGGCGGTCTATACTCTAGCTTAGTTTCTGTGATGAACTTTTTCAACTCTGAAAAGCTAGCCTTTTTACTGGCCACCATTTCATCATCAAACACACACCAGTTTCTTACCATTCGAGCCTTGTCATCTTTATCTGTAAAAGTCTCAACGGTTGTAAAATACTTGTGAGTGAAAAGCCCCTCAAAAAATTGAGTCTTTCCCACTCCCTGCCGTCCAGTCAAGTCCAGTACAAAGTCAAACTTAACAGTTGGGTCAAACACCTTTGCAACTGCTCCACGAAAAAACAAGTCCATGATAATACGATTATATTCATCATCTTTGATATTGAGGTAATGCCTTAGAATATCAAAGGGAGCACGCTGATTCACTAACTCTTTATACTCGCTTTCGCATGCTTCTAGATAGTCTTTTAAAGGATTGTAGCTATGTTCTCCAGCTACCACTTCTAAAATATCGGCGATATCCCCTTTTTTATAGTCCATCTTGTACTTTGTAGCAATATAAGCCCTAACCTCTCTAATAATTAGGTCGTCAATGGTTCCGCTTAAGGTTCTACCGTTCAATTTTGTTGGTTTTGTCACATCAATTTCATAAGTAAAGGTGTTGTACTGTATAGCCCCTTTCAGCTTGCTATCTCCACTTAAAATCTTCTTGAGATTGTCCAAGGTTATGGCAAAGCCTTTCCCTTTGGTTTTAGGTGTTAGATGCAGGCTATTGTTTTCCTCATTGCTCTCCCTTGCTTGGGTCAAGTCCACCACGGTAGGCGATGCTCTTGGCTGATTCTCTTCAATGATTTTATTTACAATTTCTTCACTATTCAAAAGCTACCTCCTTATAGAATTTAGTTGCTACTTCTAGGAAATAGCTGGCTAGTTCTTTCCGTTTGACGATTGCAGAAAACAAGTCCACCAGCTGACTAAAACTGTAGCCATTCACAAATAGTAAACGAACAAAGACCGAAGTCTCATATCTGGTATAAATCCCGTTACAAATCAGGTCAAGAACCCAACCTTTCAACTCTACTCCCAGCCCCTGCCGTTGCTCTGTCAATTTGTTTACTTCTAAATCTTTCAGGATCGTCAGCAAGTCAGGACTAGCCAAAGCAATTTCCAATGATCTAGTTAGTTCCCAGCCCTCCTTATGGCTTTTATCATCTCTGATAGTTACATATAAGCCTTTGTACCGAAAATCTGTAAGTCCCTCACCTATCGGCTCGTAGTACACAAACTTATAGTAGTCCCCATTCTTCCAAACTTGTGTAGGGGTAGACTTGAGAAAGCCGAATAAGGCTAATTTGTCACTAGACAAGGTTAACTCTATCACTCTCATTCATCCACCCCCATAAATTTATGAATGTCGTCTACTAAATAAAATACAATTCTTGAATCTTCGTCGGGCGGTTGATAGCGCCGTAAGCCCAATCTTTCCCACTTACTTAGCGTATTGTCGCTGATTTTCAACTCTTGCTTGACTTCACTTCTATTCATCAACTTAAGCATTCTAGGCGGTATTTTCTCATGGCTTTTTAGGTAACGTTCTAAGGCTTCTAATATTTTGATTTTAAGTTCTTCAACCATTTTTTCAAACATCTTAGTACCCCCATGGCTTAACCCCTGCAAGTTGGATATATCGCCCATAATCAGGGCTTAAATCCTCGCTAGTCATTTCTATCGTCTGTGCACTTTCTCGCTCGATTTCGGCGCTTTTTTTACGGTCTCGGTGGTTTAGATAAAGTAACAAGCCAATCAATACCATCATGAAGATAACCGCCTGTGTGTTGGTCAAATCTAGTTCATTCATGCTATTTCTCCTAATCGATCATCATGCCACGGGTATATAGGGATGAGTCTGTCCATGAATCCAAAACGTTCTTTTTCCCTCGTTTTTTCTTTGCGATATCAACCGCTATGACCTCCCAAACATAATTTAACACTTGATCTGGAGTCATAGGGTAGTCATTCTCTTTAGTTATTTCAGCTAGGTATGTGTGTAAGAAAAGGAATCCGTCAAAGTGAGAAAGTGATTTTAAAAACTTAGTATCACCCCAAAAATTTCTATAATAGGATTCTTCTCTACCTTCCAGCCCGCCTATTACCTCAGCAATTACATTTAGTTTCATCTCTTCAGTCTGTTCCTTAAGCGTTTTTTGTTGCTCATGGTATTCTGTGCTAGTTAGTTCATTATAGATATCGTCCAAGTCATTTAATACCCTACTGATTGCTCTTTTAACTAAGATGTTTCTGACCCCTGTGAGATTTCCCTGTATTTCTTCTAGATCTGTTGAAACAGCTTCTAATTTATCTGCTAACATGTTTTTACCTCTATTTATTTGTTTTGTAATTACCTTGATGGCCTTTTGTTTGTCGTTTCCTATACAGTTTCTTCACCACTCCAAACGCTGGGCGATTGCCCCAAAGTGACCGTACGCTTGTAGCGGTGTTTCATGGGTAAATCACCCACATTTTTTCTAAACAAGTGCCTAGAATCGCCCTGTCAGCACTCATTTTTCAAAACCTTTTCTAATTGCTTGCCTGCTTTTCGGTTTTTTAGTTTGTCTTAGTTTCGTTTTCGATTTGATCGCCTAATCTTTTCCAGGCTCTATCAAAATCATCACGTTGGATTTCTTTGCTATGTAATTGCCTTGCTAACTCCATAGCTCTACGCATGAATCTAGCGAAGTGTGTTTTTTCTTCCATCCCTAGCCCTCCATCATGTCATAAAGTAGGGCGTAGTGTTTATCTGGGATTCTATCCAAGGCTTTCAAGCCGTCGTGTTCTGCTTTTTGTCTGGTTTCTGCCTTAACTGTGCTATCAAAAGCGATAGTAAAAGCATTTAACATAGCCTTGTAGCGGTCTACGCTCTTCAAATAGCGACCACGTTCCCCAAGTTCCTTGTCTTCCAGTTCTTCTTTTACAGTATCGTCCAAGAGTTCAAACTTAGTGTAAACTCCTTTTTCTACTTTAAAACCTAGTCGCTTGTTTTGTCTGAGATTGTAAAGATTAACCTTACAACTATCTAGGTTTCGATAGCCTAATACTCCAGCGATTTCTTCTAAATTTTTGCCCTCTAATTCGGACAATTTTTCAGCAATATCCTTGAATTTTACTGCTTGATGTTGTTTTCCCATTGTATACCTTGTCTTTCTATGCTATAATCAAGGTATAGAAAAAAATATCTATACCAATGTATTGTCGCTTGCCTCGGTCGCCAAACTATCAGCAAGTGACTTTTTTTGTTGCCTTTCTTCATGCTTTCTTTCCTGTCTGGGGGCTATAAAGCAAGTCTTTACTATCGATAAGATCCAGAATCCAGCTGAATCCCTGCTCCACTGTCTCAAGAAATGCGCCCAGGTCTTCACTGTCCAAAGACTCGTAGTTCATACAAAGATACTCGACTAGTTGTCTGTCTTTCTCAACTAGCTTTTTAAAATCCTTGAAATACTTGGGAATTTCTAAGCCCTTGGCATTTGTAACTGTCTTAAAATCATCTTCCATGGTTTTGCTCCTTTCTAATAATCTTCAGCAAGCCACTGCATGGCTTTTTGGTAAATGCTCGGCTTTACTTCGCCACCGTCTCGTATTTTTCGATAGGTAACCTGTGTAACTCCGATTTCTTCGCCTGCTTGCTTAGCAGTCAGTTTCTTGTCTGCTTGCTTTCGGCGGATTGCTTTTGCTTGTGTTGAGGTAATAAGCAATGAAGTTCCTCCTTTCTTTCGCTAACATCTGTTAGCTTTACATGTATTGTAGCGTATAACTGTTAGCTTGTCAAGAAAAAATATCAAAAAATGTGAAATTTAGTTAGCTTTTGATTATTTTATGATATAATCAAAATGAGGTAATATAAAATGAATCGAATTAAAGAATTAAGAAAACAGAAGAAAGTAACGCAGCAAGAAGTTGCAGAAGCAATAGGTGTAACTCGTAGAGGATTCCAAAAATGGGAAAATGGCGAAAGTCAAATTACTCTCAAAAATGCTGCTCAACTAGCTGATTATTTCGGTGTACCTCTTTCTTATTTATTAAATCAGGAAGAAGAGTGGGAGAAACTTCAAGAATTACACCGAAAACTCCCAACTGTAAAAGAATTTGATGAACTCCATTTCAAAAAACAAGAAAATCGCTTTAAAAGATTTGTTCAATTTGTATCAAACGAAGATATGAAAGTAAAGGATAGAAACCTAGTCCTAATATTTAACTTGCTAGTCTCTTCTGATGAAACTTTTGGAGTAAACCAGATATATCCCTTTCCATTAGATGAAAAAGATGAATATCATTTTACAAACCAAGAAAAAAGCGAAAAATAAGCCTCATATCCGCCTTGTTTCTTATTCTGGTGCAATTTACCGTCTGACTGCTTAAAATCGAAAATAAGGGGCATTCTCATAGCTCCTCGCATGGTATAAACTCAAAACCTTTTCTAATTGCTTGCCTGCTGATGGAAAAGGAGTTAAAACCATGAAAATTACACAACACACGAAAAAAGACGGATCAGCAGTCTACCGCTCCAGTATCTATCTTGGTATCGATTCTGTAACTGGTAAGAAGGTCAAGACTACCATATCAGCACGAACAAAGAAAGAACTCAAAAGCAAGGCCATTCAAGCCAAGGTAGAGTTTGAAAAAAACGGCTCAACAGTTACAAAAGCCGTTATCGTTACCACCTATCAGGAATTGACGGAACTCTGGCTAGAAAATTATTGCCATACAGTCAAACATAGCACCCAAGTAGGAACGAAAACTAACATAAGAAAGTACCTACTACCAGCTTTTGGAGAGTACAAACTTGATAGAATAACTCCTGCCATCATTCAGCACCAGGTAAACCAATGGGCTAAAGATTACAATCAACTTGGAAAAGGGTATCAACAATACAACCAACTGCACGCTTTAAACAAGCGTATCATGTCTTATGCTGTCTCATTACAAGTAATTTCTACAAATCCAGCTAGTGATGTCATTGTGCCACGATGCAAACCAAAAGAAGAAAAGAAATTGAAATATCTTGATGATGAGAATTTAAAGAAATTCTTAACGTACCTGGATCAACTGCCTAACACTTACAAAAATTTCTATGATACGGTACTTTATAAGACTCTTTTAGCAACTGGTTTGCGTATCCGTGAATGTCTTGCCCTGGAATGGTCTGATATTGACTTACAAGATGGAACATTAGAAGTTACTAAAACTCTAACCATGACAAAAGAGATTACAAGCCCAAAAACTAAGTCAAGCCTAAGAGTAATTGACTTAGACAATAAAACAGTGCTTATGCTTCGCCTCTATAAAACCCGACAAGCTCAGTTAGGGAGAGAAATAGGCATGACTTTTGAAAAAGTGTTCCCTAATACCTTTGATGAATACAGAGAAGCTGGCGGACTCCGTTTTAGACTTGAAAAGCATTTACAAGGCGCTGGTTGTCCTAGTGTTAGTTTTCATGCCTTTCGCCACACACATGCTAGTATTTTGCTGAATGCTGGAGTAGGATATAAAGAAATCCAAACAAGACTAGGCCATTCTAAAATTTCGATAACCATGGACACATACAGCCACTTATCAAAAGATAGCAAAAAAAGGACTGTTTCTATTTTTGAAAAAGTCCTCGAAAATTTAAAAAGTTCCTAA